CTGGCCGTGTCCTTCACTTCCCGAATCTGGCCGGTGATGGGATTCGTGAAAGTCAGCCCATTCTCGCCAGCCTGCGCAATTTCAGATGTGATTTCAACGCGGCGAGTCGGATCAAGGCGCAATAATTCATCCACGGCGGCAATGGTCGTTTCAGCCTCATATTCAGAGGCGGCAACCACCATGTCTTTTTGCATCCTGGCAGCAGCTTCGGCTGATTCCACGGAAACGGTTGTCCCGTCAGACATGCGGACTTTCCACCCCGACTCATCGCGGATGACAGCAACGCCGATATTTTCAGCCTCTGCAGCGTCACGGTTGAGGAGCTTTTGCGCCTCGCGCTGTTTCTCCATGAAGCGAGCCAAAGCACCAGCCCTTTCCTCCGTGGTGGCCTTTTTGTCAGATTCAAAGTTCGCCTGGAATCCAGCGTCAGCGCCGGACCAGTCGCCCGCCTCCGCCTTCTTGGCGATGCCTTCGGCCACATCAGGAGCAATGCCCGTTGCAACCATGGCGTCAACGTCCATAGCCAGTTCTCGCCCACGGTTGATGTCACGAATAGAAGCCGCCCCGCCTCCAACCAGGGAGTAAACAAGCGCAGGCCCCCAAGTCTGCGAGGCGATTTCGCTGAACTTCGGCATGCGCTTTTCCCAATCCACTCCCGGCATGTCCTGGCCTAGTGCTGTGACAAGCCCCTCCATTTGCAGGGGAATGAAGCTCTGTGCGTATTCCTCGCCAATCTCGCCGGCAGTGCCGGCAGAAGCGCGGATTGCCAGATTACGAGCTGCACCGGCAATGCTCGTTGTGGTCGATTGCAACCACTTTTGCACGAACGGCAGCTTCACTTTCCCGAACGGAATCAGCGCCGTCACCGTCTCAACGGCGGCGTTCAGGGGGGCGGAGGCAATGCCGATTGCGTCAGCCTGCTCATACGTCAGCGCCGGATTCTCCATCTTTGCCTGTGCTGCGATGGTGTCGCGGAAATAGGCAAGGTTCGCGCCGAATCCAAGAGCCGGGTTGATAATCGTGGCGGCGGACTGCGGCACCATGCGAGCAACGTCAATGCCCAACTGTGACCACCAGCCGTCACCCTTGATGGGTGAAACCATGGAGTCGGCAACCGTGCGGACCTGCTGCGCTAGAATGTTCATCTCGCGATTCTTGCCAGTCTGGCGCTCCATGCGCCCCGCCATTTCAAGCTGTCCAGCCTCGGTTAGATCGGCCACGGCAGACGCCAACGCCGCGCTTTCCGTGCTGGAAACAACAGCCGCGCCCACCGTCTCAGACATGCGCCCGAACGCACCGGCCAGCTTGGACAGGTAACTTGCCCGCTCCTTGGCATCCTTGCCGCCAGTCTCGCCAATGGCGGAGATGACCAGCGGGCGCATTTCGTCCGGCACAGCAAGAAGGCGCTCGGCTACGGATTGGAAGGCTTCCGTGGATGGAATGGCCGATTCCATGGCAGGCTTCAGCTTTGCCGCCGTCTCGTTGATAACGCCGCGATAGGGCGCGAGCTTTACCGCCAGCGCCGTATGGCGCTTCGCCAAGTCCTTCGTGTAACGGCTGAAAACTCCGCGAAGCTGTGACGGCCCTCGCTTGGCTTCCAGTTCGGCCATGGCCTCCGGCAGTGCAATTCCAGAAAGCGCCGTCCTTGCCGCGATGTCCGCCGCCTCATCGGCAATCTGGATATGGGACTTAACCAGCGTGTGCAACTGCTCGTCCGACACGTTGCGGGCGTCCTTCATCTGGAAATAACCCTGTGCCAGCGCGTCCTTGTCAGCCTGCCATGCGATCGAGCCGGAGTTGATGTCACGGCCTGCCGTGCGTGTCATCCAGGCTGAAAGAGCGATATTCCGGTTCAGCCGCAAAGCATCCTCGCCTTGCGGCACAAAAAGCCGGGCAGCTTCGGCAGGCTCTGGAAACTGATCGTTGAGAATCGCCTGCTTTAGAAGTTCGTCGGGAGTCATTGAGGGAAGTTGATGGAAGGGAAAAAGCTGGAATCCGTGGCGCTATCACCCTGGACGGGACCGACAGGGAGCGCGTTTGAGCTTGAGTCAAGATAACGCTGTTTTGCCACCTCCACATAATCGGCGCTCAGGACATCGGAGACGATCTTGTTCACCTTGGTTAGGTCATCCACCCCTTTCACGCGGCGTTCGATTTCCTTCTCCAGCATGAACACGCGCTGTTGAAAGTTCATCCAGTCAGACGCCTTTTTAGGGTCGAGCCGCTTGTCCTCACCGCTGCCGGTGAAAAACTTGGACTCACGGAATTTGACGATTTCGCGCAGCATCTCGCGCCCAAGTCGTTGACCATCGGCGGCGGCGCTTTTGTCATCGGTGCCCGCAAGTTTGGACTGCATAGCCGTTGAAAGAAGGTCACGCAGATGCGGCGGCGACTTCTTGATTCGCATGGTCGCCCGCGCCATTTCAACAACCTCTTTCGGGTCGCGGTTTTTGACGAGCGTCGGGTCGATACCGTCAATCATTGTCATCGTGTCCAGATAGACGCGAGCCTCGTTTTCGGGCGTCACAGGCATGGCGGCGTTGATCTCCGCCCTCGCCTCCATCAACTGCGCAGGCTCCATGTATTGGGATGAGAAGTCGTTGCCGTCCACCACCTCATTTCGAGCCACGCGGTTCATGAAGTTCAGCAAATCCTGATTTGCGTAGCGCGTCTTGGCCTGCTGAATCTGCATCTTCATCTCCTCCTTGACCTGCGGCGTAAGATCGGATTTAACACGCAGTTCCTCAGCCTTGGTGAGATCGACGGGAAGCCCTCCCTCGCCGGTAATGTAAGACATGAACTCGGCACCAATCTTGCCAAACCGTGCCGACTTCTGCTCTTGCTCGCTTCGCTCCTTGCCATATTCGCCCAAGTCCGTGAGCGCCGAGTTGATCTCCTCAACCTTCTGCCATGACGTTACATCCCCTTGATTTCCAAGCCGGATGAATTCTGCCTTTTGTTCTTTCAGGTCTTGAACTCGTTTTGCGACGGCGGCATCTTCGACTTGGGCGACTTGCAAATCCCTCGCCTCTGGTGTTGAAAAACCAGCGGCAACCATATTGTCAGCGTGCTGCTTAAAAATGGTCACGTCACCCATCTGAATAGCTTGCTTTGCCGCCAGCCTGCCGGAATCCTCCATGCGCTGGCCTGTCTTTTTGAACGCCTCCGCCTGCACCATGATCGTTCCGCGAGTGCTCCAATTCGTCACCCGCTCTTGAAGGTTCAACCGCGCATCCGGCGTCAGCGGCATCTTGTCAAAGTCAGTTTTCAGCCTGCTCTGAATCTCGTCCCATTTGCCCATCCATGTTGATTCGTCGGGGTTTTCCTGCTGGAACTTGGCGAATTCCAACTGCGCATTCTGCATCGACATGGATGCATTCGTGAGATTCGTCACGTCCTGGGCGCGTTTCGCCCGTTCGGAAATGTCGAAAGAAACCTGCCCGACTTTGGCGAGTCCCTGGGCAACGGCGTTGTTGTTGACCGCCTGAAGCTCGGGAACGCGCAGGGTCTGGTTGCCGGTCTGAATCTGACCTGGGCCTTGAAGAATGGGGATGCGTGCCATGGTTATTTAATGGCTGCCCCGCAAGACTCGCAGGCGTCGCCTTTGTTGTTGTTGATGATTCTGCCGCAGTATTCGCACTTGCAGTCGCTCTCCAAAAGACCGCGAAGCACTCTCGCGGTTTCATGGCTCGGCTTTGGAGGAGCCGGGGGAGCTGGGAGATTTTTAAACGCAGGAAACATATCAAACATTGACGTAGCCTTGAACAGGCTGACGCGTTTTGTAGTTATAAGCAACCGGCTTGACTGTGGTTGGTTTGGTGGAAAACGCGCCGTAAGCAGTTCCGGCCATGGAACCCAGCCCTGAGATAACCGCGCCCGTGGCGTCACGCCTGTGCTGCGCGGCCTCCTGTTTGCCCATCACGCCAGCGGTATAGCCTTCGTATGCAAGCTGCCGTTGCGCCAAATCAGCCACCCGCTGCTGGTCAGCAAGCTCGATCTGCTGTTTTGCCCAAGTGTCCGCCTCGATGGCAAGAGGCGTGCCAGTGCCAAGCATCGCGCCGGTTCCGGCCATGGCGTTAAGCTGCATGGCTCTGGCCCGCCGCTGCTCCTGGGATGCTCGGCGCTGGTTCTCCGCGTCCTCGGCAGCCTTGCGCTTCTGCTCCTCGGCAATGGCGTTGCGTTGCGCGTCTGCGTTGTATTCGGCCTGTTTCGCCGCTGTCTGGCTGGACTGATACGACATGTAAGAGCCAGCCGCGGATGCAGCCAACGACGCATACAGCGCGACATAACCAAGGGCGCTCAGACCTTCGACAACGCCGATTATCGGGAATTGCAGAATTTCAAGAAATGACATAGCGGATGCAGTTTAACGGAGTCGGGTCAATATGCCACCCCATTTTTTCGGATTCCATGGCCGTGACGGGCGCGACAAATCCACGAATCAGGCAATAGTTGAAGCCGCTCCTGGCGTTCACTTCCTTCACCCATTCGATCATAGTCCGCTGAATCATGCCCCATGCTTCACGAATCGGCCCGATGCTCGCACCAGGACGTCCTAGAAGGTGGTCGATCTGGACAATCGGGCAGTCGAACAAGAGGTATCCAAACGCCACCATCAACGGCCCCTCGTCATCCTCCACAAGAAACCCGTTCGGGCTGAGAAGCTGAGGCACCAGCGCCATGTTCCGCGCCTTCGCCCATTGTTCCACAGTGGCAAAATCGGCTGGCTCGTAGGCTCGGATTTTCATGGTGCCCCAGGATGCCAGAAACGGGGCGGGCGTCAAGGAGCGCCTGAAACGTCACCCGACTGGACGTCCAGCAGCAAGGCCGTAACGTTGAACGGGTAAGGATGGCGCGAGGTGAGGGTGATGTCTGCGGCGTCCACCCAATCAAACATTACAGGCTGCGTCTTGGTTTGGCCGGTTTTGACGAAGATCGAATCGGTGTCATAGCTCCACAGGACGAAGGATGACCGCTGAAATTCGTCCATGTCGGCATAATCAATCGCCGTTGTGTCGCTCCAATCGGCAATCAGATAATCGCCCGAGATGGTCGGCTTGTTGACGATGTTGCCGTAAAGGGACTGGAAGAGGCGGAGAGCAACACGGACGATGCGCCACTTGCTGACCTGCGCTGTGCCTTGCTGCGTCTGAATCTCGATCCGGTTCGGCATGGCAAAGGCGGAGAACGCCACACCTACGATGTAGAGGTCTGAATAATCGCCAGCAATGACCGCATTCCCGCCGCTGACCGTGACTTCCTTCGGGCTGCCGTCATCGTTTAAAATCACATCGCCGTCAGGGTATAATGTGAACACCACAGAGCATCCGTTGAGGTGTGACCCAACTGCAAACGTCGTGTTGCCGGTGCCTGCATTATAGCTGCCCGTCAAAAGCTGCCATGAATCGCAGAACGTGCCCGGCCCCAGGTTACCAGTGGTGGAATTATACGTCGGGTCAGATGACCCAAGGGCCGCCAGCATCTGTCCGCCATGGATTGATTCAAGCGAGAAAGCCCCGTTTTTCTCCATGAGAAAGATCAGCGTGTCGCCAGGACTGGCGCTGCCTCCGGCATCCGTCGAATAGATGGTGCAAACGGATTCACAATCACGATCCTTGTGGCCGAAATTGTGACGGTGCCATGCCGTGACGTTATTCTCCCGATCATAGCTAAATCCGGCAAACTCGCCGCCTTCAAACGTGAACCATACAATCGGGTCTGGCGACTGAGTGTATGTCATTTCAACCACCCGCCCAATGTGCGCAGGAATGTGCTCTGCAAGAAGGCTCATGTCCGGCGCGGAATATCCGTCCTTTTCAAAGACGTATGCAAACTCGCGCAGTCTGAAATCCCTCGTCAGCCACAGAAGGGCGTCACCAGCAAGAAGCGGCTGGATGTGCGTTGACCCGTAACGGCTCCAACGACGAAGCCGCAGGTTCGACGGTGACAACGCCGCGTCCTGTTCGCCGCTGTCCATCGTCCATTCCTCGCCAGTGGTGCCAATGACCATCGTGCGCTTAAACGACGTGATCCATTCAATGTCGTTCGCCTGCGTGGCCGCAAGCGTCACGTCGATGCCGGACGTTTCAAGCGTGCCGGTCAGGAACGTGTAGAAATCATCCGTCTGGCTGCCCCAAATACGCATGGGTTCCGTTTCTGTCCCGGCAAACCACAGGCGTTGATCGTGGAAGCAGACCGTGCGCGGGTAGCCACGGGATGCGGAAAACGCGCCCTTGCGCCAGACTGGGAAATCAATGTTGATGACTTCATTCGGGATGAGGCTGTCAACGGCCAGCCTGGGGATGCCCTTAACGACTGTCGTTGAAGTGTAGGACTCGATTTTAAACGGGATGTCCAGCTTCCCAACAGTCGGTTCAATGGTCATCGTGTCATCCGCCGCCGCCGCCGATCCGCCTGCGTCACGAATCGCCACCAACCGATACCATCCTCCTGTGTTTGGAGCCTCGGAAGTGTAAGAAATCGTTCCCTCGTTGATGCCTTGAATCCGCCATTCCCTGATAACAGTGAAATTAATGCGGTCCAGGCTCTCTTGAAGCTGAACCGTGCTAAGGCTCGGCGCGCTGCCAGCCCCCCAATTGGTGCGAACAAGATAGCCTCCTTGAATGAAAATTGCCGCCGTCGTTGTCGTTGTTGATGCGGCACCGAATTTCTCAAAGGCAAAGCGCCCGACGTTTCCAGACCCTGGCGAAAGAAGCCACGTTGAGCCCACTTCGTCAGCGTCAAATGTCGCAGACGAAGCGATAAGGCGATAGTCCTGAATGTTGATGATCTGCCAGTTTGCAGCGCTGATGGCCGGATTATTGGCTGAACTGGACGTGTGAGCGGTGTAACAAAAGTAGTTGCTGCCAAAATACTCCACCACATTACCGGCCACATAGCTGTTTCCAACGCTCCACGGTGAAAGATATGTGGCCTTGTCCCACTTTGCGGCGGTAAACGACACGTCGCTGTTTGCCGTCTTGCACCGGTAAAGCTCGTTTTGATACAGGACAAACGATGACACGCCGTATGTGGTTCCAGAAACCCAATTCGACTCGTCATAGACAATCTTCATCGTCACCGCGTCGTCAGGCGGGTCGAGCGCTGGCGCAAACTGAAAAGGCACATCTTCAATGCTCCATGTCCCATCATTGGCCCTTGTGACCCTCTGAGGCTGATAACCGCCATGAGTCAGAAACATCACGTCATTGATCTGACAATAATGAATGTCGCGGATGTCCTCCGCTTGATAGGTTGTTGGCAGCGTGTCAACCAACGTGAACGATCCAACTGAGTAAGACCAGACCAGAATGGCGTTTTCGGCAAACCCGAGGACGAAATTCACATCAGTAGACCGGCGGAATGGAATGAGCCGAATGGTGTCATCTACGCTCACGCCGCTTGTCCCGTAGCGCGTCCCCGGCCTCTTGAAGATTCCGCCATAAGGACGCACGATGAAGTTTTCGAGCAGGCGGCAGCCCGTGGCGTATTTCTCTGAATCTGTCCGCCCGTCCATCAGCGGCGACATCTCGCCACCATTGAACACCGACTTGATCGTTTGAAATTGTGTCGCCATGTCAGGAGAGCCAGTATGCAGAACGTGAAGCCACAAGCTGCGAGTCATCAAACGGCAGGATGCGCCTGCCCTTGCCCTCTGCGGAGTCCCGGCTTTTCGCCTTGTTCGCCACGGCATTTTCAAAGAACTGCCGCATCTGCGTTGCCTGCCCGCCCATGCCTGCCGTGTCGGAAGCGATGTAGGATGCCAGCAAGTAGCTGAAAGCCGTTACAAAATCGGATGGATAGCTGGTCGCCGTGGTGATCCTGGCGATGTATTTCAGGTTGATCGTCTCATCGTCACAAAGGATCAGGCCGGATTCCACCAGGAAATCAGAGCCGTCATCCTCCATCTGTCCGCCATCCGCGTTGATTGAGATGGGGCGCAGGCAGTCAGCCGGCGGCGTGTGCTGGAAGTCGTAGGAGAACTGCGGGATTTTGACCCATTTGCCAGTCGATGCCGTGTAGGTGCCGCTGAATTCGGAATCATCCAGGTCGAAGGCGTTGGAGTTGATGACAGTCACATACCATTGACCGTTTGCCACTGTAACGCCTTCTGCGTCCTTGATGTAAACCCGATCCCCTGTGCTGAGACCGTGGCTGTTCGATGTGACCCGAATCTCACCGCTGCCGTCATCGGCAATCGCGGAGCCGCCAGAAAGGCTTGTGTAAGTGATCGTCTGGCGCTTGCGCTTCGTGGCGAAGTTCCACGGATGGCTGCGCAAAATCTCATCCAGGGCCGTATAGACCGGTGTGCCGCCATCTGGATTATACCACTTGCGCAGGCTCGCGGCCTGCTGGCTGGTGTCGGTTGTCAGCGCCGTGAGAGCCCGCCCGCCCAGGTGGGCAATGGCAAGGTTCGCAATCTCCGTGTGTGATGCAGCCATTTAAAGACATGGTGAGGGCGGAGGAGCCACCATGCAAGCTCCTCCGCCCGGGTTTCAGGGCTTCAGTTGAAGTCCCAATAGGCAACCGTGAAATAAAGCACGGTGGAAGCGGTGACGGTGTTCGCGCTCGCGATGGTCACAATCACGGTGGTGTTGTCCGTGGTCGCAGCCGGGGCGAGGTCAGCAGCAGTGCCAGCCACAGCGGAACCGAACGTGATGGTGCCGCCGCTGGAAAGCACGATGCCGTCAGCATAGACATCAGCGTTGCTGCTGGTGCCGATGTCGAGGGTGAGCGTGGTGCCGGGATCGACGCAGGAAACGGAACTGGTGGCACGGCTCACGATTGCGCCCTTGGGCAGGCGGCAAAGGTTGAACGTGTCGTTGGCAGCTTCGCTTCCCGTGGTCGTGTAGGAAGCAATGAGGCACTTGAGCGTGCCACCGGTGGCGTTGGCCGGATTGCGCGTCGGACGCTCGGAAGCGTCAGCGGCACCGGCGACTTGGTTTGTGTAAAGGGAGGTATCAGTGAGGGCAGCCATAAAGGTGTGTCGTTGAGTTTGGGTAAGGGATTAGCCCCGGCGCTTAACACACGCCGGGGCTTGGATCATTAGGGGGTCTCGTCGCAGTAGATGCGGACGACCTTCTCGTTCTCGGTGCGGACAGCACCAAGGAGCATGGTCGTGCGAATCTGAAGCGCGTGACGGCGCATAGGCAGGATGTCCATGCGGGTCTGGCGTTCGGCCATGCTGAACTTCACCGCCGACTTGTGGAAGGCGAAGCAGGAACGAACATCAGCCGTGCCAGAGACGGTGCCGATGGGCAGGCGCTCAGAGCGAATGAACTTGAAGCCGAGGAACGTGTTGATCGTTCCATCGACCAGAGCGCGAATGGTGTTGAAGTCACCGCTCGTCACTTCCGTGGTGCGGAGCAGGTCCTGCACTTCCTGCGAACCAACCACGATATAGCGGTCGGAATCAGGAACTTCGGACACGTCCATCAGGTATTTCGCACGGCGAAGTTTGCCGATGGTCATGCCTGCGGAGGCGGGCGAACCGGTTTCAACGTAGGTCGCGCCAATGCTCTGGCCGGACGGGAAGTTATCCGTGGTCGTGCCGTCCTCGCCAATGTAGCGGGTGGCGTCAAACGCGGCGATGATCACGTCATCGATGGCGCGGTTGAAGGCCATGGCGTGGCTGCGAACCTCGTCAGAGGTAGGCAGAACGATGGTTCCCAGGAGCGTCTTGTCGAACTCGTCAAAGGTGGTGACCTTCTCACGAGCGGACTGGGTGAGCCAGTATTTCGACCCGTCGAACTCGCCATCAGGGGTGTCGCCCTTGCGGGTCGTGATGGTCTGAGCTTCGGAGTCATTGACGAGGTTGAACCACTTGCGCTTGCCGGTGAAGTCGGCGCGAGTGATGACCGGCAGGAGACGGGTGTCACCCTGCTGGAGAACTTGGTCGAACGATGTGTCGAACATCGTCGGATAAAAGGTGTCGATTTGGGCCATAAGCCGGAGGAATGAAAGAAGTTGAAGGGTTGAGCCTGCCTTGCGGCGGGCGGAGGATTGTCATGAATCCCTGTGTCCTTCGGTTGTCTGCCGTTGGCAGGCCGTCGTTCAGGCGTCCGGTTGTCTCAAAAAAGAGGCCGTCGTTGCCGCAGATTCTCAAATTTGAGAAAAAAGGCAAGCGGAAAATGATATTAAAGAAAACCTGCCGATTCTTTAACAGGCGTCGAGGTTGTTAAAATGCCCCTCGTTTTCCGAGGCTTGCACGCATCTGCCCCTCATTCTCCGAGGTTTTGCACGCTGCCACCGTCTATTTTGCACGTTCATGCACGTTACGGTGCACGCATCTACACACAAAAACCCGCCTCCCTTTCGAGAGACGGGCCATCATGGAGCCGGAGAAGCTGTCTAGGCTCGCTGGGCGCGATACAGCCCCTCGATGCGGTTGAGCGCTGCCATCTGCTTCTCAGGGCCGTTCTTGCCCTGGAAGTCATCGCCTTTCTGGATGCGCTGAATTTGCTCATCGTAGGTCGAGCCGCTGGAATCAGCGTCAGACCCGACAAGCGCGGAGTCCTCGCGGATCATCTGATCGACGCGGATCATTGCCTTGATGAACTCGGGATTGTTTCCCAAGTCGCTCTTAGTCGTGTCGATTCCCAGGGCGATAGCGCCACGGTTCGCCCTTTGCCAATTCGTCTTGGCAGCTTCGCCCCATTCCTTGTTCAGGCTGTCGATCATCTCTTGATGCTGGGCAGCGGCCATCTCCTGCGACTTTACCACCATCGCGCCGATGTTGTCGTTGTTGAGAGCGATCAGTTCTTGCAGCGCTTCCGGTGGCACGCCGTATTTGTGAGCGATGGTCGCAGCCTTCCCGGCAAGCTCGGCGTTCCATTCCACGCCCTCAGGCAGCTTTTCAGGAGCTTTCAGGCCGTAATCTTCCGGCTTCTCAGGAGCGCCGGTAATCTTGCGAAGCTCGGCGTAATACTGCTGAACCTGCTCGGGCGCGGCATCTGCTCCCGGTTTCGTTGGCGCGGACTTCTTGCCCATCGCCAGTTTTTCAAGGTTCGTGTAGCTGATTGCCAGCTTGTCGAACTCAGGCTTGCCTGCGTCCTTGTTCCAGAACTTTTCCGGCAGCCACTCGGGCCGCTGTTCTCCGCTTGGCAGAGTGGCCGTTTCGGGCGTGGTCTGCGTTTCTGATCCGGTTCCGGTTGCCGCCTGCTGTGTAAGCGCGGTTTCCGCCGTCTGTTGTGTGGTTTCGGTTTCCATGGGGAATGTTTACGCGTTGGCTTCTTGCCACGCGTTGTAAGCGTCGTTGCCGTAGTGGTTCACAAAGCAGATGCGGAACTTGGACGGCTCGCGCTTCGGGTCGGGGAAGCCGGTCGTGTCGAGGGATTGAGTGGTGACGGCTGGCGCTTTGACCTGCTCGGGCTGCGTCTCGATGTCGGGGACTTCCACGGTCACGCCGATTTCTTCCGGCTCGGCAAATGGCAAGGATTCATTTACAGTTGGAGCGCCGACTTCGATCACAAGCTCAGGATTTCCAGCAGCGGCACGAATCTGGCCGACAATGCGCGGTGCCTGCTTTTCCGTGACGTAAGCGGTGCCGCCGTCGATGACGCCGATGTTCACGCCGTCGCGGAGGATTTGAGAGTCGATGATTTCAATCATGGGTTTTCAGGTTCGGGTTGCTCCTTGGGTGGATTTAATGCCATCTCAACGCTTTGAAGCGTAGCAAAATAACTGGATCGTGCATAGGCTGTCATGCGTGAAATCTCACCTGTGAGCGTCCAACGTTCCGTCTCCATGGACAAATTCTTGAATCGCCCATGAACTCGGGATGTCGCCATGCGCCAAATGTTCCGCAGATTCGACAGCTTGAGCACATCCGCCGTTACAGGTCCAAAATGGACAGGTCGCGACTCGGCATCCTTGGCGGATTGGTATTGCCTGCGCAGTTCCCAGAGGAAGAACAGCGCTGGCCAATCTTCAAAGCGTAAAGGCTGGCGAACGTGATTAATCATTGTCGGTGACTTGTTTCCGTGGCCGTCCGCGCCTCTTGGGCGTCTCCGGCGCTGTCGTATCCTGCACGGTTGCCGGTTCTTTGACAAGCTCCATTGACGCCAGCAGATGCCGGTAGATGTCCCGTGGAATGGACTTTTGCCCTTCGTTGAAGGCGCAACGCAGGGAGTCCTCATCCTTGAGTGACGGCCAGGAGGTCGAAGCAATCCCGCCCGAAACGCCATTCATCCAGCGGAATAAAACCTGGAAATTATCCTGTTTGAACAGGGTTGAAATAATGGCCGGAATCCTGCCGCGCTCCTCATCGGTCAGCGGCACAAGCAGTTCGTGAAGTTGAATCATGCTCCAATAAGCTCGCGCACTTTGTCCATTCCGCCAGCGTTTTTAACGGCTTGGCTGCCATCCTTGAGCATTTGAGCCATCGCGGCCTGCTGTTGAGCCTCAGCCCGCGCCTGCCTCATTTGCGCCACTTCCTCGGGTGATCGTAGCAGTTTCGGGTCGCAGCCCATGAGACGGGCCCCTTCCGTGGCGTAGAAGTCAAAGTTGATCGTATCCACGATGTCAGGCACCGCAGGCGCGATAGCCAGCACCTTTTGCACCTGGGCATCAGCAGATCGCAGGCTAATCGCGTCCAGCGCCAAGGCGAGACGGCCCTTCATCGAGACCTGCGGGTCTGGCGTCTGGACCATCCCGGGCGCAACCTGGACAATAGCCTCTTCAGGCGGTGGTGGAAGCATCCCCATCTCAGCCCAAAGGCCGAACAAGCGGATCATCATGGGTTGCGTGTGATCCGTGGAATCACGGTCAAAGGCCGGACTGATTGCCTCAAGCTTCTCGCTGGCAAGCTGTGAAGCCTCAAAGGCCGTCATTTCCCGGTTGTTCGCCGCATTCATGGCAAACATCTGAAACATGTCGAGATGGAAGCGTGACTTAATCACCGCCGCCCTCTGCTTCATCCGCTCCATGCCCCATTCCAAGTTTCCGACGATATTCAGAGGCGCGATGGCCTCAGGCCCCATTCCGGACGGGTAAGGGTTGATTGCCCGGGCGGATGTCTTGAGCGTGCCCTCGTAGGTGTCCGGCACCATCAGCGGTGGAAACACCGTCTTTTCAATGCTGACATCCAGCATCTTCGCCATGAAGTTCATCTGGCGAGACTCAGGCAGGACGGAGAAGCCGGGACCGTAGCCCCAATTCCCACCCATCTGCGGGTCGATGCCTTCCCACGTCAGGAAGCGCCCGACCGTGAACGGGAACGAGTCAAACCCGCCCTCCTGAACGAGTTTCTTGGAGTGCTGCTCGATGTAGTAAGAGCCGAACTTCTTTCGCTGGGCAACCGTAAAGCCGGTGCCGTCCATGGGCGCGCCATCACGCTCTTTCACGACATGAACAAACGTGAACTTCTTCGTGATGTCCTCGCACTCGCGCACGTTTTTAGGCAGGTTGTCCTCGCCAAACTTGGACTCAGCCTGCTCATGCGTCAGTTCAAACTCGCGCATCAGACAGTTTGCTATGCCAAACTGATCCAGTTGGAAGACGTAGCTGCCCGGGCGGAGTTTCTCAAAACGTGTCTGGCCTCGATCGTCCACCGTGATGAACATGCAGGCGGTGCCGAGTCCCCACAGGTCGAACAGGTATTCATGCCGCTGGGCGTAGTAGTTTGAACCCGCGATGTATTCAGCGCCGATGCGTGAACACTCGGCCAGCCAGTTCTTTGTGGCCTCCGAATTGGCAAGCTGTCGAACAGGCGAGAACGCAAACCATGGCGTGCTTTTAGGCGTCGTCCAGGACATGTAACCGGCAACGGCGCGTTCCAGCGAATCCATCGCCGTGATGTCATAAACCCGTGCGTCGCGCTGGTTGTTCGGCGTGTAATCCTTCTGCGTGATGCCAGCCTTGCGCGGGAAGATGTGTTCGCTGATCTCCTGCCAGCAAGTGTCCCAGGTCACGCGCTGATCCTTCAGCTTCTCGTAATCCTTGAGATACTTGGCTGTCTGTTCGGTGCCTTCGGTGTCCATGGCTACGATTTTTTGCTTTCTACAATCATGCGCTTGTGAATCCACGGCATGCTTCCGAGTGCATCATTGCCTTGCTTGCTGGTGTTGACCATCGTGCCTTCCAAAGCGCCGACACCGAGTTTGCCAAGGCTGCCAAGGGCCACATCGGGCGCAAGCGGGCTGTCGGGGTTAATCGTTTTGCGCAGACCCTGGCGGCGGGATGCGGCGACTTGCGCCTGTTCACCCTCGGCGGAGTCGGCGCGGACGGGTGCAGGTGCAGGCGGTGGAGCCTTAGGTTTCTTTGCTGATCCTCCCATGATTTGCCGATTATTCTCATTTTTGAGAATCTGGCAAGCGGAGAATCTTCTTTCGCAGGCGCTGGTAGTCCACCCATTTCACCTCCTGGCCCTCGCGCCGGACATAGCCGATCCATTTCCGTAGGCCGGGCTTCGGGTCGAGGCGGCACAGTTCCGCGATGTCGCCGACGGCCAGAGTGACGAAAAACCCAAGCTGGGCGTGAGCCTCGCCAAAGTCTCGCCATGTGTCCATCGCGCAGATGAAGGTGTCCGGCGTGCAGATGACGTAACCATCCGTCAGGTGGTCGCGCAGCATGTCCTCGAAATTGGCGATGCCGCACCGATTGGCGGTGATGATGGCTTCGTGAAGGGCTTTCATGGTCAGTAACCGCCTGTGTCCTGGGTAAGTGTTCGCCTTCGTCCTTCAAATCCATGCGTGAAATCCATGTCCTCCATGGATCGTGTCATTGTCGCGCCGACCTTCACATGCCCCTGCTGAATGGCTTCGGCCATATAACGGGCGGCGTCAGCCGTGTGGCTTGACCAATCGTGCACCGGCTCAGAGTTGATTAGCCTGCCGATGTCCACCTCCCGCGTATGGTAGGCTTCCAGCGCCTCGATGCCTTTCGCGCACCGATCGGCATGGAATACGAGCGACGGAAACAGCCCTTTCAATCCGTTGATGCCCGTCCAGATGTCGACGCACCGTTTCAGCACCACGACGTTTGCAAACCCTGCCGCTCGCAGTTCCCGCTCAAACGATGACCCGCCGCGCTCGGTCTGTGCTGCGTCATGGGGCAGAAAGTGTTTCCCGAACGCATAGCCTTTTTTCATCATCCAGGAGGCGCGTTGCGTGATCGTCTCCACGCCGTCGATCAATCCCACGTCACAGTCGATCATGCGGATCTCGCGCCCCACGATCTGCCAATACCAGACGCTTGTGTTCGTCGGGCTGCCCAAGTCCCAGGACGTATGCACCAGCGAATCAGCCACAGGCAGCTTGCAGATGCGCTGTTCCCTGTATGCCGCCTCCACAAGACGGGCGTAAATGGCACCAGGACGCCCCACATTGAAGTCGCATTCCATTTCCTGCGCGTAGCTGTCCGCCGTCGTTTTCTCGCGGATGGCTTTCAGCGCTTCCGGCGGCAGGATGCCAGACTCAGACGCCTTTAGCATCAGCGTGTATGAATTGGGATCGGTCAGCGCCTGCGTGTATGCCTTGTAAAAGGCGTTGCGCCCCTTCGGCGTGCCGATGCGCGTATGCCAGCCGTTGTAATCGAGTAAGCAAGGCAGAATGACGTAATCAAAGGCGGCAGGAGGTATGTCGGCGTCCTCGTCACTCACGATGCCGTCAAAATAAAGGCCGCGCATACGCTCATAGTTCTCGCCTGAGTAAAGCCGGATGACGGCACGGTTAAACAGCGTGATCTTCAACTCGCTCTCGTTGATCGTCGTGGCCGGTATCTTTTCGCAGTAGTCCTTGAGGTAGGCCCATGCGATGTCCTTGGCCTGATCCCGCGTCGGTGCGATGTAAGCGTAACGCAGCGGCGGGCCGTTTCTTTTGTGCGTCAGAGCGCAGCGAATGAGCTTTTGCACCACGGCAACCGTTTTGCCTGCGCGTCGATGGGCAACCAGCACAGCCCAGCGTTTGCCGGACTCGATGAACTCGCGGAACTGCTTCCGTGGCTCAATCTTGATTCTGACTTTCTGCGTTGCCACCAATGATGACCTCGATTTCCAGTTTGTGACGCTCAGGCTCGAAATAAGCCGATGCCTTGCCGATGTGAGCAAGAGCGCCGGATGCGGCGGAGAAGTCGCCGGTTTGTCGCGCTTCTGCGGCGATGGCGGCCAGTTCATCCAGCCATTTGTCTTTGGTCATGGCAAACTTGGATTCAGCTTTAGCCGCAACCTTTTCTCGTAATTCTGATATTCTCAGGGAAATCTCAGGGGATTTTGTCATTTTGCAGCTTTCGACCTCTGCCGTCCGGTCTGCGCATTTGCCACGGCTGACATGCTGCTTGTAAGCCTCGGTGGCACTCATCCCAAGGGCGACGGCCTGGGCGAAGTTTTCCCACTTTGGATTTTCAAGAACTGGCATGGCGTCAATGCTTCCCACGCCATCGCGGAGATTTCAAGCCCAAAAACAGCCTTACCTGCTCCTGCGCAACCTTGGGCGGCGGCGGACGGCGTTCACCGGCCTGGACGGCGCGGCAGTGGGCGAAGATGGAAGAAAGGGATTGTTCGGTGCGGTTATTCATCGCGCATTTCCTCCTTGAATGTGTAGGTGGCGCCTGAAAAAATCAGCCCCAGTGACCAGCAACGCGGGCCGGATCGGTTCTTTTCGCACCAAAGCGAGCGGCGTGAATCATCCACCTGCGTCTTGTCGTTCTCCATCATTACTTTGTTAATCATGAACACATTGTCTGCGTCCTGGCCGATGGCGCGAGATTCGCGAAGCTGCCCTTGGTCATTGAGCTGAGAGGCTGAAAGAATGTGTTTTCCGGTCTTACGAGCGATATTTTTCATACGGCGCGACACCATGGCAACAGCCTCCTCGCGAGTGGCCCCCTTTCGCATGTCGCCCGGTTCAAGAAGCTGAAGGTAATCGAGCACGATAATATCAGCGTCTGACTTCTCCATGTCAGCCAGAATCTCCTGCGCCGTGGCATCATCCGTTTGGACCATGTGCGCGCCCATTGCGCAGAGTTCGCGGATAGAGCGTTGCAGCATATCCTGCTGCGCCCGGGTCATCATGCCTCCGAAAATGGCCTTGGCATCGACGCCTGAATCCTCAGACATGATGCGCAGGACCTGCTCGGTGATGGGCATTTCCAGGTTATACCAGTCAACCTTTGCCCCGGCCCGAAGTGCGGCCTTGGCGCAATTCTGCATAATGGTGGACTTCCCATCGGATGGCCGTCCTGCAAAAATGGTTACTCGCCCGGGCGTCAATCCGCTGGTTTTCTCGTCGATCGTCGGGAAGCCGGTCGTAAACCCCGGCAATTTGCCGCCGTTCTTTTGGCGCTCCTCCACCTCATCCAGGGTTTCGCTGATGGCGTCCTTGATGTGCACGCGGACAAGTCGCTTGCCCGCGTCCTGGCCTGCGGCATCGATAATCCCTTTTGTGATGTCCAAGGCGTCGGATATGCCGTCAGGATCAGAAACAACCGCACTAAACAAAACGTGAAGGCTTTCCGCATGGGCTGAAATGTGGCGCCGAAGCTGCCAGCGTTTTTGCAAATCCAGCAGATATACCCGGTAATTGATCCCGGTTGCGTTGTAGGTGAAAAGATCAATGGGCGTCGAGATGCCGACATCATCCAACTTTTTGACATCGCGCAAATGATTCGTCAGCGTTACGGGGTCAATGGGCGTGTCGGCCTCATTCATCGCCAGAAGCTCGGCGTAAACCGTCCGGTGAACCGAATGGTAAAAGGCGCTCGGCACCAGCTTTGATTGGCCGATAAGGCGCGGATCGTTGAGCATGGCGCTCAAAACGGCCTTTTCGGATTCGTCGGACCATGGAAGCTCCCTATTGAGACTTGAAAGCAGTTCCTCGGTAGAGGGGGCGGATTTATGGAATTTCATAATTACAGGAGTCCTCCCGGGATGCCTTGATAGGGTTGTTTGGGTTTTTGCTTTACGGGCTGCTCATCGGTCCACCTCATGTCATTCAGGTAGCTGGCTGGATAGGGAATGAACTTCCCGTCTTGATCGGTCCATCCTGAAGACTTCGTTTGCCATTGAAGTGCGGCCAGGACATCGGCAATCGGAGGTTTCATCTTCTGCCACGCCTTCAATGCTGCGCCTTTTTGCACCCTGCGAGGATAGGCATCCCAAAACTCCTCAAACTCAGATGGCAATCCCTGCGCGTCAGCGCCCCTTCTCTTCCCTGTTCCATTACATTCCTTTCCCTTCCCTTCCAGCGTCGATTGATCGTCGATTGATCGTCGATGCTTCGTCGATTCATCGTCGATTAATCCGCGATCGTTCGTCGAATCATATAACTCCTTGATTTCAGACGGTTTAGGACGGTCAACGCGCTGGTGCTTGCTAAAAGATGTAACGCATCCAACGTTACCATGGGTCGGGTGTTGCCGAATCGAGACGAATCCAGTTTTCTCCAATTCGACGAGGCTTCGACGAACGATCGACGAATCATCGTCGAATGCTCGTAGAGCGGATCGGATCAATTTTTCATCTGCGTAGAAGTATCCATGGTCATCTGCAAAGTTCAGCAGGCCGATGGCTAGCAGCTTCGTCGCATCATCAAGACGAGCCATAACGGGATGGCTCCAAAACTCCGGCTTAATAGTTCGAATACGCATAATCACAAAAATCCCTCCCTTTGTGCACCCCACCAGCGCGAACGCCGATGGCAAAGGGAGGGGAAATGATGTGACTTGAACTTCCTGGGTGCAGCAGAAAGGTCATGGTGCCGTGAAATTACTCCTTCCTCACCTCATGTCCATTGATTTTATCAGTCTTGCGACACCTGGGGCAAGGCTTCCGCAGGCCGGTGCCGGCGTTGACGATGATCTCGCCCATGCCCAGGCAGTGTTTGCAGGTTGGTTTCATGGCTAAAACGGAATGTCATCACCGTTCGCGTCCGTGTAAATCTCCGGCTCCGCCTTGGCCGTCTCCTGCCGTTTCGGCGCATCCTGTTGTCCCTGCGGGCGCTTCTCGAAGGTAAACACCTTGCCGTTGCCGATGATGGGCAATTTGAGCCCTCCCTGGCGCTCGTCCTTGGTCGTAGGCTCAGCCACAAAGTGCGTGTTTCCGTAGCGATCCACGCCATCGCGGTTCTCCTTCGCCTCAAGGTTCAGGTAAACCTTGCCGTTGGCGTGCTTCGTAGCCCTGGCCCTGCTCAGGTCGATCACGACGCACTCGGTCCCGGCTTTGGATGTGATGAGGCTGGCACCCTGCAGGCCCAGAAGGTTGATGGATATGTTCAGTTTATTCATGGGGATGGGATTTCTCGTGCTGCTTGCGCAACCATTCGTTGACGAATTCAATATCGCCCCGGTTGATGGCGGCTTCAACCTCGCCCGTGCCTTCGTATTCCAGCGGGCCAGACGGGAATTGTTCGGGGTCTGTCTCGGGGGATGGAAGGCGGGTCATTATTGAGTCTTGTTGAGTTCTGCGATCAGGGCGTCGGCGTAACGAACGCATTGGATAACGATGTGCTGCTCGGCAGTATTGCCGGACTCCTTGGCAGCTTTAATAAGGGCTGCCACGCTCTCTTTAGTTGATGACGCGGCAAGCTCTCCAACCAAAGCCTGTCCTGCAAAGTAGGCTCGCAGGGACATGCCAGGTCGCTGCAAGTGATGGGGCCCATTTGATGGGAAGGCTTCGCCTCCGTCGTTGATGGTGTTTGGTGTGTTCATTGTGGCGGGTAGATGTCGATAAAGTGGGTGGACTTTTGAATGGGGTTGATGACGTAACCGTCAGATGACCAGCGAACAAAAATGCGAAGCATCCCCTCCGGCACAGGCCCGGCCTCGGCAATGGGGCGCAGACGGAGGGCAGCGCGTTCAGCCAAAACATCCGACAGTCGGCGGTTGGTGTCGTAATTTCTGCGCTCAACGTCAGCAATTTTTGACTCCAACTCTTTCGCCCTGGCCTCGGCGGCGATGGCGCGGCGTTCAAGTTTTTTGCACAACCTCACAAGAGCAAATGGTGCTGTATCTTCACAAAGCTCACCCTTGTCGCGCAATATGGACTCCAATACGTTTCCAGTCTCCGGCGTGTCTGTTTGTGGTGTGCTCATGGAAGATTAGTGGTGTCCTAGTCTTTTGAGAATTTCCGCGTTCTCCCTCGCCTGCCGCACAAACTCGGCGGGGTCGGGGACGCCTCGAAGGGCGTTGATGCAGGCAATGATGCGGCTGAAGTCGGCTTCGTTTTTGTCATCCGGCGCGTAAAACCGTGCGACGACGCGTTTATTTGAAAGTATTTCAATCATCCCATCGAAATCTCCCGAAGTATTAATTGAACCAGATGCGACAGTTTCCCACGGCTCGCCAAAGTCGGTAGCTTGCGCGGCCTCGGGATACCGATTCTGCTCTTGGCACCACGCTTCTGCGTTGGCAAGGTCGCCCGAGTTGTGACAAGAGCACCGTTGAATCCAAAACTTGCCACACTTCTCGATGCAATCGCATGGAGGCT